CCAAATTGTTGTAATCAGGACCGTACTGTAATCCACCAGCACAGATATTCCTGCCGATTATACCACATTCATTCACGATTTTGCGCTGGTTCAGAGCCGTACCAAGGGAAGCGGCATAAGAAAGTTTACTGGATTTGAATTTAGCCGTGTAGTTGAGTCCAGCAGTAATAGAATCTGCGCGTTCAGCAAGAATAAACTGCCCACTCGTTACTGTATAATCCCCCATATAAGACGGTTCCGTAGCGTCCTCAAGAAGCCCCCATACGGTAACGGTTTTCCCCTCAAGATGGTCAAAACCAGTTATAATCTGAGCGCCATCCAAATACTGATAGATATGACTATCACATATCTTACTGATAGCCCCGCCCTGTGCCTCGCTCTCAAGCGCCATGCGTTCAAGGTATCTAACATCACCGCTATCTAATGTGCGCTTGATGCAATAGTAAACCTTATCTTCCTCATCCCCTGGCATTGTGAAAATATCTTCAACAACCCCATCGGTTTCAAAGATGCACCATGCCTTGACAGTTTCCGCATGGTCACGGACGTTAATCGCAACCTTACCATCCGATCTCAGGCAATGAATCCGCGTATCTGGCTGGCGCTGTACCGCAATCTGCGTGAAGGTATTCCCATCCCCCGCTGCTTCAGGAAACAGTTTTGTTAAATCGTCAGTCTGGTAATTATTGAATTGGTCTTTGGAATATCCCAATTCATATATGCGCTTACCAGATTTTTGAACAAAGATACCAGTACCATCAACCTTATGGCCCTGAACAGCAGAGCTTCCTTGGTTAGATGCGGACTTGATATTGAAATTAGATGGTGTAATAGGCTCATCTAAAGCAGAGCTGCGTATCTCCCATTCATCGGCTTGACCACCGAGAACCAGTCTGTAAAGTGGCAGCAGCCAGTTTATATCATCTACAGGCCCAGAACCAATTGACCGCGAAATAGGGCCGCTATCCCCAACCGTTGCATCATCAAAACTTTCATAGGCGTCAGAAACAGAGCAGTTAATTTTATCCTTACCAGCCCAAACCAGGCGACCATCATAAAAACATACTGCTGAAGGATACCCGCGCCGGTCAGACCATTGCCCCTCATACCAGTTTTCAGTAGCCGCCGTGCTACCGATTGGTTTCAGAACCATAGCCGTAACCGATCTTTCATTGGTATAGGCCGTTATCTTGGCGATACCAGTAAGAGAACCAGTAGAAGCCTCAAGAGAAAGGACAGCAGTACCAGAAGTATAATCACCTGTATCAACACCGATACGATAATAAATAATCTGGTTGTCCAGCGTGTCATTGTACGTAACCGTTGCGTTTGTGGTGTAGGTCGTAACATCTGTCCAGTTTCCAACTGCGCCAATAGACCTTTGCAGCGTTACGGTTGCCACCCATGTACCAGACCTTACAACGGTAATATCCCTTGTATCTCCAGTTCCAGTTACGCTTATCGGGTCAGACCATTGGTTTTCAGCCGTAACAGATACCGTTACAAACTGCCCGACTGATTTCATTTTATACAATCCGCCGACATTAGACGCCTTGAATACGTTATCAGAAGCCGTAAGCGTTACATCGCCAGTTGTGGCTGAAGCCGTGATCGTTTTATGTGTAGTGTTGATAACCCTGAAAGGGCCATCTTTCGGCTGATATTTTACAACCGACCAAGAAGTTTCGCTGCGGCGCTCGATCTTGTATTGCAGATAACCTTTGCAAGCTACATAGACAATATCCGCTGATTGCGTGTACCTGATTTTAGGCAAATCCGCCGCAACCCAAGGAGTTGCAATCGTCATGTCGCCGGAAGCCTCAACCGTCACGGAATCTACAAGACAGGCGTATTTTTTATCAGATGATATTGTAACGTGAAAGTCCGAAGTGGGGGTAAAAGCAAGTGAGTGCGTACCCTCTCCAAGAGTTGTTTCTGCAAAGAATGTATCGTTAGTTGCGCCTGGGCCGACACGAAAATAAATCTCACCTTTGGTAACGACAACGCGCAATGCGTGTTCAACGCCCTGATCTTCCGCCGCCACCGTAACCTGCTGCCTGAGTGCAGCGCGTGAAAAGTCATTTCCGGTTAATGAAGCTGCTCCGCTTGAGTGCCATGCTGCCGTACAGCCAGCCGCGCTTTCATCATTCCAGCTTGTAATATTGCTGGTAAAGTTTCCGTTTGTAACGGCGGTGGAAACTGCCTCCCTTGTAACAACAGCCTCATCAACCCTCACCCTGAGAAGGCTATCGGTCAATTCAATAATCGCGGTATCGTCATTGGAAAAAACAAACGGGATATGCTTGGCATATGCAGAAGTGTAAGTTGGTGAAATATACTCTGTTCCCGGCCTGATACTCATGGAGCCAAGAACACGCGGATACCAGTTTACCATTTCTTCAGCAAAGAAGGGCAGATTCTCAAGATCAACACGCGCTAACGCAAGAGGGGAAACCATCCCCCTATTAAATTTATTTAAAACTACGTTAGCTTTTGCCATTAGACTTTATTACCGTCTGTATCGTAGCGTCTGGAAGAAGCGCCGAGTCTTGAATTAATCCACGAACCACGCGGCGCAAATTTTGTCGGGCCTGCCATAGCAGCTTGAGACTTTGCGGAGATATGTGCAGATTTTGCTTTTTTCATGATACGTTCTTCATCAGCATCGCTTTGAGTAAGGCGCTTGCAGGCATATCTCGCCAACTCAAGTTCCGCCCAATCCACCACGCAGGAAGGCCACAATGACAAATCACCGCCATAATCAGCGTCATTGCTTATATACTTTACGTACAGCGTATCAATATTTGCCCACCAATAATTATTCTCGTCAGAATAATCAATCAATGGCTGCTTGAAGTTTTCATCCTGGCAGACATACGCCGTGCGGATAAAATCATCCGGTTTGCTGAATCCACTGGTAAAACCGAATTGAGGATCAAGTGATGGATCGCTTGCAATCTCTACTGCCCTCATTGCAAACGTCCACAATCCCCCCTCAAGGATTCCGTCTACAAAACCATTCGACCATATATCATCAAGAACCCTGCGGCTTTCGCGATTCTCAGAAAGAGAGGCGAGTTTCCTTGAACCAAGTTCACGCAATGCCCCGTTGAAAAGAGACAGTTTTGTAGTTGTCATTTAAACCCTCAATCAATTTTTTTGAGGCGGTTCAGGTACTCTACCAGCGCCTCCTGTGCCTTTTCCTTTTCGGAATACCCCTGAAGAACAACAACCTTGTCGATATTGCGAACAGCTTTCCATTTCGACTTGGAATCAAACTGCACCGTGTAATCGTGGACTTCCGTAGCCAGTTCGCGGTTTACGGTTTTCGTCTTGAGTTTATCCATTTCAAAGTATTCAAGCTGGCCGACCTGAACAGCAAATGGCTCAACTGCCATTACAAGAAGTTTGCCGTAGTATGAGCAATCTTCCGCGTGAACGATAATCTCATCCCAAGGAAGCAAATTGCGGGCTACAGAAGCCCAATAACGCGGCTCAAGCATGACTTCCATAGATACGCCATGAGGGGCTTTTACAACCCATTTACGAAACGCCTGATCCGCAAGTTGCATGTTCGCTTCGCGAAGTTGGGGCGAACGGCCCATGTTCTTTTTTTGCTCGATTGCCATGTGGGTTTCTCCTTTAAAAATATCCCTCTAAAGTATAAAAGAAATCCCCCGCCAAGGGAAGGAGAACCATTGGCGGGGGATAATGTGCTGTGGGACACATTGGTAAGTTATGGTTAGTCGCTATTCGAGCCGCCTGCGATGGTAGTCCCGTTCGAGAGGTCAGCCGTGCCGCTGGTGATAGCAACAACGGTATGGCCGGAAGTCAGCTTGGCAGCATCATCGGTATCCTGTGCGAGAACAAGATCGCCAGCAGCCATGCCGCGCTGCGTAGCATCCGTAACGTAACCGGAAGCGTCAACAGTAGCGGCGTTGTCAGTATTGGTGTACTGCCAGATTTTGTTCGTCCCACCGATCCCTTGCGCGATCAGGTTGAGAGTAGAGCCAGTGTAAGCCATGTTAGTATCCTTTCAGAAAAAATTGTCGTTACTAGTTA